ACCCGGCATGCCTGCCATGAAAAAGGGCGGCAAGGCCAAGCACGACGACGCAGCCCAAGATCGCACCATGATCAAGAAGGCCATGGCCGGTAAGAAGTTCGCTTCTGGCGGCACCATTGAGGGTAACGAAAAAGCCTTCAAGAACACCAAGATGCTCGACGGCGACAAGACGGACACCGCCAAGGGCACTGGCGCAGTCAAGATGGGCAAGCCTGCCGGTTACAAGACCGGTGGCGCGATCGAAGGCCAGCCCGCCGGTTACAAAAAAGGTGGCAACACTGATTGGGAAAACCGCGCAGCAAATACTGGTGACCGTTTTGACCCGGCCCACGGTACGAGCGGCGTGCGCAACGGCAACGCTGGCGGCTTTAAAAAAGGCGGTGCTTCAAAAAAGCATTTCGCCACGGGGGGCAGTGTTGACACTGGCCGCGCCGTGGCAATGCCTAGCAAGCCGGTGTCAAAGCCGGTGAGCAATACTGCCCAATCCGGTACCTTCAAGAAGGGCGGCAAAGTCGGTTCCGACTTGGTGGACGCATCCAAGGGCGCGTACGACAAGGCTATCGGCCCGAGCGATGACGACATGAGCACAGCAAACGCCTTCCGCGACCCGGTGGGTAGCATGAAGAAGTTGCTTGGCATGGGCTCGGAATCGGAAGCAGGAGCTGGCCGGGGACTTGTGAACCCACCCCTTGCTCGCAAGCAAGGCGGGCGCGCTAAACGGTAACAAGTAGGGGGCTTAAAATGCCCCCTACTTTCACTTGGAGAAAATTATGGGTACCTACTCTTCAGTAACGCGCGTCGGCGCTTACGAACCGTTTGAGCTGCAAGTCGCTCGCGGACAAATTGCGGGACACGAAGTCCTTAACGTATTTGGTTTTGCTAGTGCGGTCAGCACCAGCTTTGTTGCCGTGTGGGAAAACAACGCGGCTTACGTGTTTCCCACCGTTGCCTCGACCATGGTTGCATCAAGCAGTTCCGCATCTGACACCGCCGTTACTATTTTGATTTCCGGCCTTGACGCAACTTATGCTCGCGTCAGCGAGTCGGTTACGTTGAACGGAACCACTGATGTCACAACTACCCAGTCGTTTTTCCGCATCAATAGTGTGGTGACAACTTCGGGAGTTGCTGTTGGCACGGTGTACGTCAAGAATGCTGGTGGAACTACCTACGCCCAAATTACGATTGGTAATGGTCGCACCAACATGTCGGTCAATACTGTCCCCGCCGGGTATACCGCGTACTTGACGCAGTTCGACGCGTTCTCGTCAACTTCGGTGACATCCGGTGTGTATGCCACCTTCCGCGCATTGCTCACCAGCTCCACGGGCATTGCCAACGTCGTGCTTACCGCTCCGTTCTTGAACACCTACGCAATTACACGGCCCTACCCAATTGCAATTTCAGAGAAGACGGACATGCAGTTCCAGTGCAAATCTAGTGGCGCTGGCTTAGGGATCGCAACCGTGGCCATCGGTATTTTGGTCAAGAACCCGGACTAAACCATGCCCACCAAATCACCAGCCCAAAAACGTCTCATGCAGGCCGCTGCGCACACCAAGGGTGGTTTTGGTGGCGTGCCGCAGAAGGTTGGCAAGGAATTCGTGTCCGCTGACAAGCGCTTATTTAAAGGAAATAGTATGAAAAAAGTTAAAAAAATGGCTGATGGCGGCCTGTCTTCTTTGGGGGGCATGATTCCGCCCGGCCTTCCTGATACCCCAACTGCCGCTATCAACAGAGTCGGTAACAACGGCGGCGATAGCGCTTCCGATGGTTTGAGTACCGTTAATCAGGGAGCCCAAGATATTGGAAGCGCCCTTAGCCGCGCATCTGCTGCAATTGGCGGAGGAGGAGGATCATCACAGCCATCGCCCTATAAAAAAGGCGGACACGTCACCACACGGCGCGTGTCTACCGGTAGTACATCCAAGAAGTCTCCTTGCTGGTAAGGACCCGCCATGGCTACGAAACCCGGTCTGTATGCCGCAATTCATGCCAAGCAGGAGCGCATAGCTAAGGGTTCGGATGAGCGCATGCGCAAGCCCGGCGCCAAGGGCGCGCCCACCGCCAAGGCCTTTAAAGAGTCGGCCAAGACGGCCACGCTAAAGGAAGGCGGCCCCTCCTTGGCTGTTGGCCGGGGCGAGAAGTTGTCGGTGGCCAAGGGCGCTGGCCTTACCGAAAAAGGACGCGCCCGCTACAATCGGGAGACAGGCTCCGACCTGAAGGCTCCCCAGCCCAAGGGCGGCGCCCGCAAAGACTCGTTTTGTGCCCGCATGAGCGGTGTGGTGGAACACTCCAAGGGTGATGCACCCCGCGCAAAGGCATCATTAAAACGCTGGGATTGCCCCGGCTGGTAAGGAAACAACATGGCGTACTCCGGCACTATCGGCCAGACGGTAATTTCCGTCCAGACCTTGATCGACCACGGCGCCCGACGTTGCGGTAAATTGGCTGAAGAGCTGTCGGTGGAGCAAGTGCAATCCGCCCGTGAGTCCCTGTTTTTCTTCCTGTCGAACTTGGCCAACTTGGGCATCAACTACTGGGCCATCAACAAGGACGTGATCGGCCTCAACGCCAACCAGTACATCTACACCCTGCCCGTGGGGGCCATTGACACCCTGAACGTGCTCTACCGGCAGATGTACCAGCCCACGGGCGCCTACACATCCTCTGCAGGCGGTATCGCGGAAGCAGCCGCCGACGACAACATCCTGACGTACTGCCTGCAGACCTCGGCCAACGGCAACGTGGCGGTGGACTACGGCACCAACAACGCGCAGTACATCGGCTCGGTGGGCATCATGCCCTACATCGCCAGCGGCGGCAGTGCGGTCTGGAGTTACGTGATCGAGTATTCGCTGGTAGGTTCCACGTGGAACACCTTGGCCACGGGCACCAACGTCACCGTGACGGACCAGCAGTGGATATGGACTGACATTGACCCCGGCCAGAACGTCCGCTTCTACCGCATGCGCGCCACCGGCGGCACCACGCTGGGCCTGCGCGAGCTGTACTTTGGCAACGCCTCGCGCGAGATCACCATGTCCCGTTTGAACCGCGACGACTACACCAACCTGCCCAACAAAAACTTCACAGCCAACCAGCCCTTCCAGTTCTGGTTCAACCGCACCATTCCCCAGCCCGAGCTGTACCTGTGGCCGGTTCCTGATAACTACTTCGTGCAGATGACGGTGTGGTACTCGCGCCAGATCATGGACGTGGGCGCCTTGAACGGCGAGCTGGAGATTCCACAGCGCTGGTACGAGGCCGTGCTCATGAACCTGTCCCACCGGATGAGCCTTGAGCTGCCGGGCGTGCCGTTGGACCGGGTGGCGTATTTGGAAAAGATGGCCGCCCAGTACCTGAACGATGCAGAGAGCGAAGAGAGAGACAAAAGTCCGATAATGCTGAGCCCGAACATAAGTGTTTACACAAGATGAATCATTACACTTATGCTCATCAAAAGCCCGATGGAAAAATCTTTTACATCGGTAAAGGGTCGCATAAGCGCGCTCACTCAAGTCTTGGGCGAAATTCGATATGGCAGCGCACCGCACGTTATGCGCACATCGTTGAATGCCGTTGGAGTAACCCCTGATGTCACGCTTCCTTGACACTCTCGGCGGCTCGGACATTGCCATATTTATTTGTGACCGTTGTCGTCTCAAAAGGCCGCATTCAACGGCGCGTAATGACCCAAACGTCCCCGGCTTGCTGGTGTGCTCTGAGGGCTGCGCGGATGAGCTAGACCCCTACCGCTTGGCCGCACGCCCCACGGAACGCATCACAATTCGGTTCCCCCGGCCCGATGTCAGTGTCGCCGTTACCGAGGCCGATCTGGTCACCAACGGGTATAGTTCGTCCATCCTTTCGACCCAAGGCAACACCCAGACCCCGTCGAATACCGGCAACTTGGACAGCCTAGCACCCCTACCTTAATATGGCATCAACCCAAGTATCCTTTCTGGACCTACTGCCCGCAGGCCCTATAACGGGTACGGAGGTGGTGGCTATCGTCCAAAATGGCTGGTCGGTAAAGACCACCACCGCCGCGCTTGCGGGCTCGCCGGTGCAAACCCAGAGCTTCCTGACGGTAAACAACGAGCCCTCGCTCAATAACAGCCGCCAGTTGGCCGTGGGCGCGGGCATGAGCCTCGCGGACGGTGGCATACAGGCCGCGCTACAGATCAACCTGACGGGCGCCCTGACCAACCTGAACGGGCTAGGCACGGGCATCATGGTCAAGACCGGCGTGTCCACCATGACCCCGGTGACGCTCACAACAAGCGGCAACGGCCTGTCCGTGGCCAATGGCGACGGCATAGCGGGCAACCCTACCCTGCAGCTCACCGGGCTGCCTGCGGCCCTCGCAAGCTCCTCTGGCACGGGCATGCTGGCCATCGTTGGCGGCACGACCATCGCCAACCGCACTTTGACAGGCACCCCCAACCAGATCGCGGTGACGGACGGCAACGGCGCGAACAACCCGGCCATCAGCCTATCCAGCAACCCGATTATTCCGGGCTTGGCGGGCCTGACCCTGCCGGTGGGCGCCACCGCAGACCGCTCGGTGTCCGCAGACGTGGGCACCATCCGGTACAACACCAGCGCCAACTCCTTTGAGGGGTACACAGCTACCGGCTGGGGTTTTATCGTGGCGGGCGCGGCGGTCACCAGCTTCAGCGCGGGCACCACCGGGTTGACCCC